ATTCACCATAAGTGAATTCTGCTGGTTCGCCGCCGATTATTGCTGGCATACCTTTTAAATCATCTGGGGCAAACAGGTCAAAGGTTAAATTACTAAATGCTGGTTCAGCCCCAGACCTTGAATTACTATTTACACTATAAACATAATTCTGAATGCTTTGCTTTACTTCCTTATAACTTAAATGGTCAGCCTTTATAAATGGAGCAAGCAAGGTATCGAATGAACTAAATGCAACCGCACCCATAATTTCATTTTGAAATATTGTTGTTAAGTTTGCCAACTGATTTAATACAGCATCGAAATGTCTTGCTGGGGCACTTGTTGGAATATTCGGTATCCCCTGCACCCCCATCATAAGAACCCTTTGTAATGAATAACCACAGCAATAAACAGTTAAACCGCCGAGGTCGTGTATGTGCCCGTCCCCACTTTCATGAAATTTTCTAATCCTTTCGGGATATACTTTTGTAAGCCAGTAATTCTTCGAGTTCTCCTCTATTACAAACTTATTCATCGCCCCGAAACTGTATGGGGCATTTGAATTTCGTTTTATTCTCCAGTCTTTTCTTGATAGGTAACTATCAAATAAACCATTTGTATCAAGCATTTTGTATCAACTCCTTGTCAATCCTTGCCTTATCAAATCCTTTAATAACTGTGTTACCTTTTACCGTTACTGGGATTGATAGTACATTCATTTTAATTAAATCGTCTTTTGCCGCTTCATCTTGGTCAACATTCTTTTCGATAAAGCTAATACCCTTCTGGGTAAGGTACTTTTTAAGCATCTTACAGATAGGGCATGTGGTTGAACCATATACTTTTATTTCATTCATATTGCCACCTCCTAAATAACACCAGCCAACTTCACAGCAATTCTTTTCTTAAGGTATCCAACCCCTGCACTGGTCATTCCTAACATATCAGCAATCTCAGTATTCTTTAAGGCATGTGGTTCCTGCATTATTATCTTACAGCAAGCCATTTCTGATTCAGTAAGTTGTGCACTTTTTAACAAACTGCTCATTTCAATATCTTGATATTGTAGGCACTCAACTTCATCATTTTCCTTGGTTGCTATTATTTCCTCATAACTATCAGCCGCATTGTTGGCACTTCTTTTATCGTGTTGAAGTTGTTGTGTTTCTGTTCTTAATCTGTTATTTACATAAATACTGATTAAAGTTTGCACCTTTGCCCCTTTGTCTGGGTTATAATGCAACATGGCTCTGTCAACTTCCTCCAGCATGAAACTTTCCTTATCTTCTTCAGTTAAACCCCAGTATTTATTCGTCTGAGTTTTAAGGTAATGTTCCAATCTACAAACTACATAAGCAAGTTTTGCAGGGCTTTTATCCTGTTGGTAATTTTCAGCCACCTCAGATAAATCGTCAGAACCGATATAAAGATTTGCAAGTGTTTTAAGATTTGAAAAAGTATTGTTGTTCATAAAAGAACCCCCCATTTTAAAAATTTTTTAGAAGTGTGTATAAGGTTTTACTTTGTTGGCAATAATATTAAGTTACCCTTATTACAATATATATTATATAATAATATATTGAATTGTGCAACCCATTTTTTAAAATTTATAATACTTTTTTTATTGCCTCAAATTGTTCCCATGTTAAATCATTAAGGTCTTTCTTATTGTCAATCATCCACTGTGGATAATCCAGCCTGTATATTAATTTATGAGGGCTTAACCTTTTTACCAGTTTATCAGTTCCCTTAAACCCTGCCTCATCTGGGTCAAGACCTGTAATAAGTGTTCGCACTGGCAATTCCTTCAATAATTTATATTGATTTTCTGCACCTGTGCCCAGTAATGCCACTGCTGGTCTTTTATGCACCCAGCAAGTTAAACAGTTGATAATACTTTCTGTAATTATTACCTCCTTTATTCTGTCAATGTTTTGGTAAATCTTATCTATGCCATAAAGTGTCTGGCTTTTTACCGTTTCCTCAATGGCATTAAAAAACTTGCTTGCAACACTCCTTCGATAAATAAATAATACATTACCAGCTTTATCACACACTGGAAAAGTTAAGCAGTTAGTTTCGGGGTCATAACCAATATCAAACCATTCAATAATCGGGTCAGTAAGTTTTCTTTCATACATATAAGGATGAATGTTTCGATATTTATCCAATTCTTCCTCGGTAATAAAAGTCGGGGGTTGAACTTGCTTAACCTTTGCGTCCCTGCTAAAATTTAAGTTTAAAGGTTTTCGCTCTTCAACTTGTACCGTTACAAAGTTTTTCATCAACCACTTGTAACCAAACACTCCACCGTCTAAATTATGACCGAAACAATCGGATACAAACTCTGGAAGGCTTGCAGTATAGCCGCAAGTAAAACAATGAACTGTCCCTGCTGGGTAAAATTTACCGTTTCTATACTTGTCAACCGTACTTATGCCACAACTGGGTTTCCTTTCATGCCCCCCTCCATGTGCAATACAAGTAAATTGTATATCCTTATTTGATGGCTTTATATCATCAAGTAAAAATATCTTATTAAGTGCAAGCTGGTTTTTTATTTCATATATTACAGTCTGCATATCCGTCAGTATAGGCACACCGTTTATATCCATATTTTCGCCTCCTTTATATGGTTACACTAAATATATAGTAAAAAGATTCCTTTCTTAAAGTAAAAATCATAAAAAAAAATAAGGGATTTTACAACCCCTCATCTTTGTTTTGCTTACCAGTTGCCTCTTATTGATGGGCTTGTCGAACTTACCTTAATACCAGTATCAACAAATCCATCAAGCCATGTCGGGTCTGGGTCACCATTTACATAATCACAATATCCATGAATATAACAATACTCCTTATGGCTTGAGCCACATGTGCAATCATCAGCAACTAACACATACCCAGCCCTTGCCGCATGAAGTGTCGTTATAAGACTACCACTTGAATTATAAACATTTGTATCTCTCTTTACATTAAGCTTCGAATATCCGTCGATTGTTCCTGCTGGCAATTCATTAAACTGCACAAACCCATAAGTGAAGTCAAATTCATTTACATAACCGAACCTCGGAAAATACATTGATGGGTCTTTGAAATAAATTGTGTGCCAGTTATCTTGATAGTTGTCAACAAAGATATAAATTTCTTTGCTATATAACTGTCCGATAACATTGCCCCAGACGCCGTCATAAACATTGATTGAGTGCCCCGAGTTATTAACACACCAATTCGCCATTAAAACAACCTCCATATAATTTATTTATAAGGGCTTTACCCCTACACTAAATATATATTTTCGTCAGTGGATTATTAAAGTACCTATATAAAAAATTTTAAGGGGGCTTTTATACCCCTTAAAATACCTCTGTGCCATTTGCCACAAACTCGCCCTCACTTGCCGCCTGTGCTGGTTGTTCGCTGTGTGTTGGCAACATATTAATCTTCTTAAAGTACCCTTTGTCTATATCCCAGAAGTAAAGAAAATCCTTGTTATTTAAGCCATACCTGTTCTTCTTAACTGCAACCTTAAGCCCTGCCGCACTTTGCTTAATACTTATTACTCTTGAACTGTTTTGCCCTATTGCATCGGCTTCCTGTATTTCGTCAAGTTCTGGGGTATCTGCTTCAGTATCTCCCTTTTTCTTTTCACTTGCCTTTCTGTTTGCCTGTGCATCTGCAATAATAGGCTTACCATATTTTTCACTTGAATGATATAAATCTTCGCTTATATGTGCCAGTTTAATTCTTGTCGGGTCACCCTTTTCTGCCCTTGCATCATTCATAAGTGAAAACTGGTCAATGCCTATAATATCGGGCTTATACTTTTCAATCAAACCGTTAAGCACTGGCACAGTCATTCGCTTACCACCTAAATCCTTCGGGGTTACTACCATAAAAGGCACAGTCTTTTCACTTAATTCGTGCAACCAACTTGAATAATCCTCTGGGGTTAAACTGCCGAGTTCTTTGCCACCAGTTAAAAGGGATAAATTACTGAAGTGCTTTGCAAGTGTATCAAATCTAAATCCTATCATTAAGGCACTCATTTCGCCGCTATACAATAGCACCCTTTTTCCTGCCAGCCATGCCACACTTAAGAAGTACAATAATATCCATGTTTTACCTTCGTTGGTTCGCCCTACAATGGTAATTAAATCTTCACCAGCAAGCCAGCCATGAGTTACTTCATCAAGGTCATCAAGCCCACTGCTTATCCCCAGCAACCCCTTACAGTCTTGTCGTTCTTTATAACTTTGCAACCTATCCAGTGCATTCCTTACAAGGTCATATCCTTCATTAAATCCTGTCTGCATGGTTGCCAGTTCTTGAATTTTAGGTAACAAGTATTCAATCGCTTGATTTGTATCTGTTTGCACCAGTTCCGCAACTTTATTCAATATCGGTACAAGTTTGCTGTATAAATGTTCTTCCTGTATCTTTTCAACAAGATACTTATCACTTTCGGCAACATCCAGAAATTCAAATTCGGGGAACTTGTCTGCCATAGTTTCGGAGTCTGGCACATTGCCATATTTATTATAATGGTCGATTATATATTTATATTCATCTGGGTAACTTATAAAATAATCATTATCGAGATTGTTTTGTGTTAAAATGTTAAGGCTTTGCTGTTTTATTACTTTGTTGAGGATTTGCAATTCGACCATATCCTTTTCCCCCTTTCATCTGGTCCTGTTATTTCAATAACTTCGCTGTCAAGTATTCTGCTTGTAAACCTTTGTCCTAAATTATTCATCATCTCTTCTTTGCTTGCATTGCTGGTAAAAATGTTCGCCCTTTTGTTTGCCAGCCTGTAATCTAAAATATCCATAAGCAAATCATATTCATATTTTGATAAATCATTTGCACCAACATCATCCCATATTACAAGGTCGCATTCTCTTAAGTTTTCAATAAGGTCATCAAGTTCTGGGTCTTTTACACTTATTGCTCGCTTATTCCTTATAATA